TTACTTTGTAACACTTCCATATTGTGATAATTATTATCCCAATAATGAGAGAACACTTCTACTTTTGAGAAGTGTTTCAATTCCTGTACTGTATGATCATTTGACCAACCATCTATGACTATAATACGTTCACAAAACGGCTCATCATGGAAATCTGATATGCATCTTTTAACATATTTTTCTTCATTTACGCATTTCATACCTATTATCATATGTTCCTCCTTTTTCTATTTGGAAAATGCATTCCTTTTGTAGGACTAATTCGTCCTTTCAATGCTCTTGATATTTTTTCTTTTACTTCTGGAGAGGTAGGTTTTCCTCCATATTTGTATTTGTTTCTTTTCAAGCTTTCTGAAATCTTCTTTTTTGTTTCTTTAGAAACAATCCTTCCTTTCATTCCTTCTGATATTTTCTTTCTTTCTTCCTCAGTTCTGGATTTTTTGAAATGAGGAGAGTTAACACCAGATACTTTCTCTTTTTGTTCTTTAGTCCATTTTTTACCTAATCTACCTTCTGAAATTTTCCTACGGTATTCTTCATCAATTATTTTATTTAATCCTTTTTCTCCTCCATCAGTACAATTTACTAATGGTCCTTTACCTAAATCAAATCGTCCTATTTTACTAATTAACCTTTGCTCTAATTTTAGTGCCTCTTTTTCTTTTAACTTCATCATGAAAATATTGATGATTATTGAAACCCCTTTCTTTTTCAGCCCTATTATTTTTTGTTTGATAAATCTTCCATTGTGCATACATAATTCATAAGCTCTTTTGTTTTTTCCTTTTCCCACATAAATAGGTTCATGCATAAATTTGTACTTACCATATTTAAAAGGACCAGGTTTCCTCGGATCTAAATATACATAGACATAAAATTCATTCATTAATTCTAGCTTCCTTGTCTTTTAAAAGTTTCTCTACTGCTTTTAATACAGTGGTAGGTGAAATTGTATTTATACACGGGGTTTTGCATTTATTTTTTCCTTCAGGGGGAGTACTCCAACAGTAAGAAGTAATCCCACAAACCTCTAACATATTAGGTTCAAGAAAAATCATTTTATTTTTATCCCCTTTAGGCTGAGTCACCCTTGCAGGAGCAGGACCAAACAAAACTACTACAGGAGTTCCTAATGCACCTGCTAAGTGTGATGGGAAGCTGTCTATAACAATTGCTGCTTGTGCATGTTTCATTACATAAGCAGTTTCCCTAAATGTAAGTTTATCACGCAAATCCAAAGCATTTTTTACTTTACGATCAAAAGCGCCACCTATTTGAACTATAGGGTATGGTAATTTAGCTGCTACTGCATCCATGTGTGCATAACAACGGTATTCAATACTCCCACCAGTGGTATGAATTACTATATATTTCTCTGGAAGTTCAACATTCGGTTTTTGGAGGTCTATGAAAATATCATCAGGAACTACTTTACAAAAGTAAGGATACATAGAATGCAGTGTCACATCTAAATTATTCCATCCTCCTGGTAATATTTTTTCTCCATGCGGGTTGTAAACCAACAAATAATCTTTCGTTTTATTTAAATCATAATCTATGATTTCGTCTATATAAGGATTATTTTTTACTATGTCTTGATATTGAGGTTGAGTCATGTAAACCAATGGGTACTTATGTCTTTCTTTTAATCCCTTAAAACATTGAGTAGACATCAGAACATCACCTGCTGAGGAATGCTGTATAAATAAAATCTCTCTCTTTTTCTTTGTTAAAACTATATTTTTAGGTGTTGAACCTGCTTCAAGAATTGGATTAATATCAGATATACCATTTAACCATTCATCAGCTTTTTTGAAACCATTTTTAATTAATGAATCTCTCAATGGTTTATTTGTTGCAATTTCTTTCATGGCGGATTTTAATGATTCAAAGTTACAAGCCTTTGCTTCAATTTGAACCACACCACTTGGCAATCCCATCGGGATATAAGCAATATCTGTACACTCAACAGGATATGCTGCCCCACCTTCAATTAATTCTGTTTGCGAAGTGTTATTCGCTGCAATTATTGGAACACCACAAAGCATTGCTTCAAGTAATGTCCAGCTCAATCCCTCTTGTAAAGAGACATTTATCAGACAATTGCATATATTATATAAATCAACCAAAGCTTTTGTTACACACATTGTTTGTCTTCTTTTTATAAAAACATCTCCCATCTTGTTTCCAAGCTGAGCTAAATAATCTTCCATGTTATATATGCCTTGAACTTCGGTGTGAAGATATAAGCTAACTGGTGATATTTCATTTTTGATCTCGAAGTAAGCTTTTAACAAGCGTAAAGGGTCTTTTCTTATTTGATTCACTCCAAAGAAGCCAAAAAGAAAAGTCTCTCCCCCAATTGATTGGAAAATTGATTCTCTTAAAGCCAGTCTTTTCTCTTCTGGAAAAGGGACAAATAATTCAGAATCATATAAAGGAGGTCGGAAATACTGTACACGATCACAATGTTTTCTTAATTCTTCCAAACCATATTTAGAATATACTAGAGGTATATCGACTGGACTGAGCCATTCTTCCCATTCTTTTCTATAATACGTAAAGTCATAAGGGAATAAAGAAATCCAAAGAAACTTTTTATCATGTTTTAATTGTATGAAGTCTTTGTAAGCAGCACCAAATCGCCATATGTCTAATCCGACAAACATGATCACATCAATATTGCTTTGGTAAATAACATTAAGAAGTTGATTGCAGCCTAACGGATCGTCCGATGACAGCCCGCCTTCTATTAAATGGTAAGGTTTCTTTTGAAACACATCCATTTGTCTACTAGCACTTGTAATTGCAAAAACAGAAACATTAAATTTTTCATAATTAATTCTTTTGAGCAGTGCTGCCAACATATGCCCATTACCTGAAAACCCATCTGGATGATCGCCTATTAATAATATATTTAACAATTTCTTTTCCTCTTATTCAACGAAATCAAATATTTTTTCCAAATTAACCATGTCTGTTCCTGTCAATGATTCTTCTATTTTTGCTCTAGCATTCATTTTTTCCAATAAGTCTGAGTTTATTGTTATTTTATGTATAGGTATTGTTTCTTCTGTTTCTGTAAATTCCAAGAAAGCTTTATTAAATAAAATTTTGTTTTCATCTGTAAATGTATAGAGGAGTACTGATTTATTTTCTTTTGATTCTCTAGTAATAGGTTCACCGTTTTCGTCCTTAGTACAGAACTTTTTTATCAATTCAAATTTTATTGTTTCAATGTCTTTCATGTGAGTTAGAAGGTTTTTCCAAATCTTATAAACCCAGTATTGAATTTTTCCAGAAACTGAAGATAGTGCTTGTATTTTATCAAAGCTTTTTCTGCCTGGTGAATTAACATCAACAAGAAAAGCTATGTCATTAAGGGTTAATTTAATAAAATTATCATCATTTTCTTTTGATTTGATTTCTTCTTCTTTCATTCCACACCTTCCTGATAAAAATCTTCGTCATCTTTAAATTCCATATGAGGAATTATCCCTTGTTCTTTCATAACTTTTAATTTCTCCAAAGTTTTTTGCTCTATTTTTCTTATTCTCTCTCCTGAAAGCCTCATCATAGCCCCAATTTCTGCATTTGAAAAAGGACCATAATGAGCTGCAACAAAGGTACAATTACAAAATTTATCACAATAGACGTACCATTCACAATTTGTTTTTTCACAAATTGTTAAAATTATCTGATTTGATTCTCTACATACAAATAAAGGATGATTCATGGTTTACGCTGTAAAATATAAATTTGATCATCAGTATTAGAAATAAAAACTCCTAATCTAATTGCGTTAGCCATGCTCCTATAGTTTATATAATAATTGACACCAGCTCCAATACTCATGCCTATTAAAAGAACTAATAAAATGAAGAATCCCATTTTTTCTCTAAACCAATTTTTCATTCTTTCTGACATCTCACACCTCCATTTTCGATAATTTATTATAAATTGATATAACTTTTCTTGCTTGCTGCAAACCTCTTATTGAATTAATTGGGTATCCTTTATATAAACAAATTGCTTTTTCTAAATCTTGATTTGTAATCTGCATTTTTTCTAAGAATATCCTAGCCCCAATAAGAATGTTTGCATCAGTATAATATACTGAATGGGGGATTTGCATAAGCCCTTTATATCCTTTACAAGACACTGCATATTTATTCCCATTACTTTCTGTTGTCATCAAAGCTATCAGAAATTCCTTTGACAGCTTTGTTTGATTTGACACCATTTCTACTGATTTCGCTATTTCCTGTGAGTTTATTCCTACTGACTGTAATTTTACTATTGTTGAATTGTTTGTTTTTACAACTACCGGAATTATCAACCTCTGTTGAAGATGGAATACAAACATTAGACTCAACAACACCATCGTTAGTGTTAATGAACGAATCACCTTGTCCATTTAGTACCTCCTTATTTGTTGTGTGTTCTCTATTTAATTTTTGACAGAAAGCATTTGCCCTGTCCCATCCTACTTCATCCAAAGCAGATTCAAAATAATAACTTCCGTCCAAATTCTTATAGTAGTCATATAATTTATAGTCAAATATACGATAAAAATCCCCTGAATGCAATACCCTAAATCTGTCGCTCATATTTCCTTCCCTTCCCCATTGTAACTCTTTTTAATCTCCACTTTCCTTTTTGTGATTTTGAGTAATTCTTTTGCATCATCTTGAGCCTTTTTCAATTCTCCAATTAATGCATCAACTCCAGTGCTTGCAAGCTCAGCTCTTTCTCCTATTACTGTAAGAATGACTTTTCCTTCATCATTAACATCTATTTTGATATTGCCTATCATTTACTTTCCCCCATGCTTTTCAATGTTGTGAGAAATGGCTAGAAAAATTACTCCTACACATACTTGCCAAGAGGCATATGTCCATACTAAGAACATTCCTATGAATCCTGTAATAACCGTTAAAATTAAAAGGATTGTTTTCTTTTTCATATAACCTCCTTTACAGTAATTCTTTTATTCCATAGAAAGCAATTAATAAAGCTTCAGCTCTTCCATCTTTCTTTCCAATTTCAGCATAAGGAAATAATTGTTTTGCTCTTACTATTGCAGCATCTTTTCCTCTATCCATGTCTTTCATTATTACTTTTTTCCAAGTAGCAGGATGAACTAATGTATAAGGTATTCCTAAGCCAACACAAATACCGCGTACAATTCCATAACTTGCTGCATAATTAAAAGTAGCTGGAGCACCTTGTTTCGGCATTGATTGTGCTTTTTCAATAAAAGCATGAGTGATTGGGACTGATAACATTCTTTTTAATTCTGATTCATCAATAACTGTGTGCTTTTTTGTGTTACCACTTTTAGTTTTCCCTTTGCCTACAGTAACTAAAGTAGGCATGTCCCATACATAACAATTAGTTGTTATGTTACCTTTATCTATGTAGACAAAAGACAAAGCTCCAGTGTTCCCTGGATCAACTCCGACTATTAATCTATCCTTTTTCATTTACTCCTCCTTAATTTTTATTCCTCAAGTTGAATAATATTATCCGCAGCAGCTATCATATTTGGTAAATGTGACACCATTATTATTTGTGTTTCTAATTTATTGGAAAGAAGTTTTAAAAATTCAGACGCTTTTTCCTGTAAATCTACAGAAAGAAATTTTGCTGGTTCATCTAATAATATAATTGGAGATGTTTTATCCAACCCTTGACAAGCAAACATCAGAGCTAAACTTGCTATGTCTACAACACCACCACCAGCAGTGTTTTTAAGATCGTCAGTTTCATTTCCGTTTTTTGAAAAGATCAAATCAGCTTCCATCTTATTTCTTCTTCTTACAAAACGGAGTTGAAAATCGTAAGGGTCTGGAAAAACAGCTAATGCAAGCGTTACCAGACTGGAAAAATGATACTCTAGCTGCTTTTGAGTGTTTTCCGCCACGGTTTGAGCTATTATACGAGCTTTTAAGTGTGTTTCATAGGTCTTTTCAGCTTCACTTTTCTCATTCTCAAGCTGTCTTTTCTGTTTAACCAAAAGGTTTCGTTCTCCTTTTTTTTGGTTAAGCTTGTCTTGCATTTCTTTTAACTTGTTTACCATTGATAATCTTCCTCAAGCTTTTTAAATTTTTTATCAATTGTAATTTTCAGTTTTGATAATTCATTTTCTTTTTCTGAAAGGAGCTTCTCTGCTTCCTTTGTTGTCTTCACTCCAAATTTTTCTTTTAAGGAGAGTAAGGCATCTTCTTTTTTACTTTTTAGAATTGCCAGATTTGTTTTTGCTTTTTCTATTTCTTCTTTTAGCTTTGATAATATTTCCATCTTCTCTTCCATTCTTTTCTCTCCTATATTAATCGTGACTACACTCTACAATCACATCAACAATTTCTTTTTCAATATTATTTTCTTTTGCATAAGCATACAAATTATCCATGAAGGACAAACTCATTTCTTTTTGTTCGGATAATCTACTGACAAAAGCTTCTATCTTTTCATTTTTTTCTTTTTCTTTTTCAACTTTATCAAGCATAAACACTTTTGCTGCTGGTTGTATAGGAACTTTAATTATTTCATAGTTACGGGAATCTGTATCAAAAATTACTATTTTTGGTTCATGATCAATTTGGGCTATTGAGGAACGCATAAGACTTCCACAATTAAATAAAAATCTATTTCCGATTTGTTCCATAAAAAATTGGTGATTGTCACCACTAATAATCAAGTCAAATTTGTTCCTTCTTAAAAAAGAAGAACCCCATTCAAATTCTTTTTGTTCAGCCCAAAGTTTATCTTCAACCAACATTTTATGTATTATTAATATATTAAATTCTCCTTCAGTAGGAGAAGGAATTTCATCGTTATAAGGACATCCTTTAATACATACTCCATTATAAATAATGTCATATTCATTGGTTAATATTTCTACTTCGGAAAATGCGTCCAGTGCTTTTAATACTGTATTCTTTTTATTACGAAAACGTAAATCATGCTGACCCCATGTCGTATAAATTTTCTTCTTTATCTTTTTACCAAGTTCAATGTAATTTTCATAAGATAAAGCAGGTGTGTCTGTAAGATCAGCTGGTTGGATGATAAATTCAGCTTTATATTTCTCTGCTGTTTCCATAATAAAATCTACTTTTCTTAAAAAAGTATTCCAGTAATCGTCTATTCTATTTTCTGGCCTTCTTTCAGGAGCATGCCAATCTCCAGTATTAAGGGTAATCATATTATTCAACCATTGATCTAACATATCTTTCAATTTGACTTTGAAAAGCTTTTGTGGCTGTCAAAATTTCTGCTTCTGATATTTCCTCCTTTTGTTCTGATTGTGTTTTCATTGTAATTGGTGTCTTACTCACAAATTCTGTATTTTCATCGTTTCCTTTTATTTTAATTTCTAATTGGTAAATCATAAATTCCTCCTTTTATTTAGGAGAGACCTACTATCTCGCGGATTGCCAAAGTACTTAAGTTCCTCTCATGAACTGGCCAAATTCATATGGTCTTACTTTTCCCCCAAGCCCTAGTTTTACTTAATAGTAGATCCCTCTTTTTCTAAAAATTCAACAATAATATCCCCGTGACAAGAAAGTGGTTTACAGAAACAGCCTAATCTTTTTCCTTTTAATTTTAATACTAATTTTAGAAAGCGTTCATTTTTTATTCGTTTATAAAACCAATCACGATACTTTTCAATAACCTCTTCTCTTGTTCCATCTTGTCCTATGACAAACGGATTGCCAAAAGCAGAACCTCTTCCTATGTATATATCAAACTTTTCTTTATACTTATTCACAACAATTGTTTTAGTCATTACCCGGATACCTTTTCAATGATTTTGTCACTTAAAATTTGAGTACAAAAAGGGCATACTTTATTTTTCTTTAATAAAGACCTGAATTCTGTTTGTTTGAAAATAAGTCCTTCTTTTTCTTTCATCTCATCCTTTTCAGACATTAAAATTGTTTTTACCAAAATTTTGATATTTGAAACTATTGATTCTTCTGTTTCATATTTCTTAATAAGTTGAAGTAATTCATCCTTTTTTTCTTCAACAGTTAACCAGTCAATTTCGGATTCAATGTTTTTATCATAATCATTAATCACACCAATTAAATTTTTTAAAGTGATAAGATTCTTTTCCTTTCTCTGGAAATTAGTAATTTCAGATAATAGGTCGCATACATATTTATCCCAATTAATTGTGAGATTGAGAGAAGAACACTCAGTCTCAATTTCAGAGAGAGCAAGGAGTAATTCTTTGACGGTTTCACATTCAGTTTCTTTGCCAGAAAATGAAGAAACCTCCTTTGCCAATTCAGTAAGTAAAGATTCAACGTCAACCAAATAATCAAAAGATTCGATTTCTTTTTGGTGTTCGTCAATTTTTCTCTCCTTTTCTGTAATTAAAATTTTTACATTAGAAATTCTGCTATTTAAATTTTTAAAAACTACATCTATTATATTTAATCCAACTAGCTTGTTTAATTTTTCTGCTCTTGCACCTGGTGAGTCATTAATCAAGCAATAAGGGTCATGCTGAGTTTGAATATTAAAATCTGATACATTGAAAAAGTCTTCTACTTCTGTTGGTACTTCTGTTTTAAGAGCTTCAAATTTTTCATTGTTTAATTTATACCAGCTTTTCTTATTCTGTCTTACTTTGACAACTTTATTATTGTTATCATCACAAACTGTGACCATGACAGGTTCTTCTTCTTTTATATACCAATTTCGTATGCTGTCTCCTGTAGGTCTATTTTTTATTACCCATAACAATGCTCGAAGAATTGAACTCTTTCCTTTGTCTGTACTTCCAACTATCACATTCAAACCTTTAGTGAATGTACAAGAAATATATTTATGGATTTGAAATCCTCTTATTTCCAATTCTTTTAGATACATTAATTTATCTTCTTTTTATCAACGGTTTGTTTACTAGTAACTAAATAAGCCAAAGCAGTGTTTCTTATTTCTAAACTATGATCAAAAATGCTTAATACTATTTCTATTAATTCAGAATCATCCATATTATGACTGATATAAAAAGAATCATTACGCATAGCACAAACGAATCCAAAATCCACTGCATTACTTTTCTCTAAAACCTCCATTGCTTGTTCACTGACTTTTTCAATTTCTTCTCTTATTTTGCTTGCAGGTTTTTCACCCATTGTTTAATTGTCTCCTTTTGTAAAAGTGATTGAAATCCATATTTTTCACATATAGAATACATGCCATGATAAGACGTTTCATTTTGGGGGATTACTTTAGGAGTAGGCATTCCTTCAAATGGTAAAGTAACAAGTCGTAGATTCTTTTGGTAATCTTTAAAATCCAAGATGTCTTTAAAAGCTTTTGTTGTCTTACCGAGTTCTCCATTCAGATACTTTATAGCTGTTTTTTCTCCGACCCTTTTAACTCCGTCTACATTGTCTGAAGTGCATCCTGCAATAGCTTTTACTTTCGCCCATAATTCATGTCCTATTCCATACTCTGTAGCCATGTCTGATTCTGAATAAGTTCTTTTCGTTTGGATATTGTACATTTTAACACGGTTGCGATCAAGTAATTGTAAAAGATCACTGTCGGATGAGATAATAATTATTTCATCAGCCAAAAATTTTTTAGTGATGGAGGCTATAATATCATCTGCTTCAAATCCTTTAACATAGAGATTGTTTTTGAAACCTATGCTAGGAAGCACTTCTGTCCTGATAATATCAAATTGAGCATAAGCAATTGCATCAAGTTCCTTCTCTTCCTCAGTTTTCTCAAAATGCCTGTTTGCTTTATAGGAAGGAAGAATCTGCTTTCTTTTGGATTCTTTACTGTCCCATGCAAAAATGAAATTGTTTGTATTAAATATTTTTGCAAGGGAGAGGATTTGGCGTAAGAAGCCGAAAATAACCCCAATCTTCTTATCTTCCCACGTCAAATCCCCGAGAGAATACTTGGCTACATGACAAATATAATTACAATCAATGATGATGTACATTCTTCATCCTTCATATTTTGGGGGTAAACTTGTTGCTAAGCTTGCTTCAATGTCTCTCCAAGCTTTTGTAACAACTTCGACAAGTTTCTTTTTCTTTTCTGGATCCTCTGCTATCATTAATCGAAGGTTTTCAAATTGAATAAGTTCTTTTCCAAAAGTACCTTTAGTATCAATTAAACCTCTTTCTTTTTTCTTTTTCTCTTTCTCTTTCTCTTCATCTCTGGATATAGCTGTACGAACTGCTGACCCTTTTCTTTGAACAGCTTTCTTTTTCTCTTCGGAACCTTTTGTCCAGAATTTTTCTTGTATCAAAAAATCAATGCAGGAGGTTATGTCATCAATTCCATAGTCATAGTAAATAGGAAATTCAACTATTCTTTCTTTCCCAGTTATTTTATTTTTACTGATCTTGACACGGACATAAGTTCCAACATTTCTATCTTTTACTTTTATATGTTCTTTAACAGCTAACCAAAGTTCATGAGTAGCAAAGAATTTTAAAGCTCTGCCTCCTGATCTAGTTTTCTTGTCACCAAACATAACCCCAATGTTATCCCTTGTTTGGGAGATAATAAATAACAAAGATGAGGTGTTTTTGAGTTTAGTGGTTATCTTTCTAAAAAGTTCACTCATTAATTTAGGCTTAGCTGCTCCGAATGTTCCTTTCCTGATGTCTCTATTAATTTCATCTTCAGGAGCGACAGCATCAAGAGAATCCAAACCATAGATGAAAGGTTGATCAGAATTAAGCTTAGCTAAGATGTCATCGTGGAATTCTTCAATTGAATTTGAAACCTCATCTCCATCATACCAATGAACTCTTTCTCCAACAGCAGAACCAAAAAGCTTTGTAACATCAAAAGCGAAAGCGGATTCAGGCTCATTATAATCTAAATCATGATCATTAAACTTTTCGGAATAAGTTATTTCAGCAAAACAACTCCAAAGTAAAAATGTCTTCCCTGCTTGAGAATCACCAATTATATTAACCATCGTCCCAAGGACGAAACCCCCGTAGGGGTCGTCACTTAGGGCAAGATTAAGAAGAGTTGAACCTGTAGGAATAAGCATGTCTCGATTTACTATCCCAACAATTTCAATTTCATCATTACTATCGGAATCAGACATTTCTTGTGCTTGTCTTTTACGAACAGGTTTTTGTAACTCTTTCATTACCGAACTCTCCTACGAGGGGTGGGTTTTACAGGTTCAGGCTTGGATGGCTTATCAGGAATTTGTTCCGTTCTACGTCTAGCTATTGGGGCAGCAGGTTTTGCTGTCTCTTTTGTTTTCTTTTCCGCCTCAAGCTCTTTTTTCTTTTCTTCACAGAATGTTTTGTTAACACACTCATCACAATTTTCAAATTGATTAAAATCAACTCCAAAAGTCTGACCACACGGACATTCATCTTCCGCATAAGAAGTAACATCATCAACTTGTTGATCAGCATCATTGCCACCGTCAGCATCATTGCCACCGTCAGCATCATTGCCACCGTCAGTACCTTCAGGAGCACTATTTTCTTTACCGAAGAAAGCATCAGAAATTTCATCTTCAGTAGGTATGTGTAAAAGCTCTTCCAAACAAACAGCTTTACCTAAAAGCTCATCAGAAATAATTTCATTTCTGTCTTCAAAAGAAAAAGCTGTATATTTAGTATTCTGGCGTTCCCCTTTCTTCCTAAAAGAAACAATCTTACCATTATCAGGATCAGAGAAATAAACAAATCCTCCCCCTTGTTTCTTTTTAGCAAGCTCAGCAATTTCCTTTTCAAAGAGAAAATGAGACACATCCCAAATCTGAACGCCTTTTTCTCTTTCTTTTGTATTATCCAAAACTTGAATATTGTAAATTGCTCTACGAGTAGGATTTAACGATTTTAAATATTCCTCATCATAATCTTCTGACTTTTTCATTTCTGCAATGTAATCGCAAATAGGGCACCTTTTACCATAAGTACGATTCATACAAATGAAAGAGTCTTCATTAACTCCGATAGCTCTGTGAATCCAAACATCAAGATAATAAGCAACTGTCCCTTTCTTAAATTTTGGATTGTTTTCCCCTGCAATGTAAGGAATGACATTAATACTGTGATCATCTTCTGATGGTTTCCATTTTAACACCCCTTGCATTTTGTTAGCTTCAAAAATACTTTTGAATCTCCCAGAATCATCTCTGGTATCATAACTTTCTTGGGTTCTCTTTTTTAAAGCTTCACTATACTCTTTTCTTCTTTGTGCTAAACTCATTTAGTTCCTCCTTTTTATTTAGTTCTTTTTATTGGTTTTTGAAATCTACTACTTTTATTCAATCCTTCTATTTGTGTTTCTTCACTCCCTTCCGTTACTTTTTCTTGATAATTTGAACCACTCCTTGACTTTGCTACAAAATAATTGCCTTTGTATAAATCAACTAAATTATCCAATCTTTTTCCTCTTTGTTCCAAAGTTTCTTTTTTCCCTAAATAGGAATTTACTTCAAATTGGCGTGAAATTAATTCATCAGAAAGTTTTTTTATTTCAGGGTGAAGAATATTCTTTAAAGCAAACCACGCTTCAGTAGGTGCTTTTGCTTCACTATTCCAACCATACTTTTTAGGGTGCTTACGAATGTCTTCATCAATTTCTGCTTTCTTTCTTGCCAACTGTTCTTTAACTTTGTCTCTTTCTTGAACAGCTTTAGCCCATGCTGTAGTACAATCTTCATAAAGGTCTACATGTTCAATAGCATTTGCATCCAATGTAAAAATAGAAAGTTTATTCATAATTATAATCCTGAACTTGTTGATGTTATTTCTTCTATTATTTCTTCTATCTTATTTTCTAACTCTTCCTCAGACAATCCTTCCTCTATAGAAGTATCAATCCCATTAAGGTCACTAACCCAATTTTCTAATTCATCAATTCTTTCTTGCAATAATTGTCCTGTATTAGATTCTTGTAATTGATAAGGCATATTATCCAAATTTCCTTGAACTTCATCTTTTAATTCCTCTATCTCACTAATTAAATTTTCAAGTTCATTTTGAATATCATCAGAACAAATATGACCAGCAAATCTTTTTTCTATTCCGTCTTCAATAGCCCAAAGAGTAGAAAAGAAAGAGGATTGTGTTAATTGTGATCTATTTGGTTTTTCTTTACTTATATATTTTATTCGACTGAAATTAAACTTCCACCACCAATAGCTTTCTCCTTTTTTTACTCCATGTTCAGGATAATCTTTTCTAGCTTTTTTAACGAAGTTTGCCTTAGCCATAACTACAGGTCCTTTTTATTTTAGTATATCACATGTACCACAAAACCATTCTTATCTTTTTGTAAGAAGGTACAAAGTGTTTACAATGCCAGCTTTCCCACTTGAGAATGTATTTTCCGAAAACATATCAATAATCATTGAAGCTCGATCATCAATATTTTTGGAAAGAAGAATAGAAGTCATGTATCCTAATATTGCCATTCTGATACTTTCTGGTTCATTATTTTCAATGACAGCTTTTACTTTACTTTTAATAGTGTCCCATCTTTCTTCATTTTTATATAAAGCTCTGCATATGTCTATAATCTCAGCTTCACCGAAACTTACTGTATAAACAGTTTTCAAAGCTGTTTCTTCATCCATAATATCAATTACTTGATCAAGAATGACTAGAGCTTGTCTAGGACAACCTTCAGCGGAATTAATTATAGCGTTAAGCACCTTACTGGAAAAATCATTGATCTTTTCACTTTTTAAAACATCTTCCAATAAGGATTTTATTTCTCTGTTGGAGAGAGTCTTTACTTGGTAAGTAGTGCATCTAGTATGTATTGTTCTTAACAACTTATCTGGTTCAGTTGTACAGAGAATTATATATACATGCTTTGGTGTATCTTCAAGGACTTTTAAAAGAGCTTGGGCAGCAGGTCCTGTAAATTGGTGACACTCATCAAGCAAGTATACTTTTACATCTCCATCTATTGGTGAATAATGACAATTCTGTGATAGTTCTCGAACTGTATCAATTCCTCTAGAATTAGCTGTATTCAATTCCATAAAATCAGAATCAGAACACCCTAACATGTTTCTAATGATTCTGCCAAAAGTAGTTTTGCCACACCCTGATGGGCCTGTAAACAGATAGGAATGAGGCTTATCCTTTCTTGCAAAGATTGTTTCAAGACTTTCTTTTATAGAATCATTACCTACTACTTCATTTAATTTTTTTGGTCTGTAATCCAAATGTAATGGCATTTATTCCTCCTTTTTCTTCATAATAAATCTTCCTCTGCCTAAACTTTTTACTGTTAAAAGTGTAGCATCATTAAGATTGATGGATGTTAGTTTTATATTGTTCTCTTTTATTTTTACTTTGAAGTTTCCATTTTTCAAACGTTCAACATGTTTTATGTTTACCTTAACTTTATTTGATTTATTATCAGTCATGCAAAGCCTCCTCAGTAAAAATAACTTTTCCATTTTGTTTTATTCTTACGGAAATGTTTTTTGGAACAGAACTAGCAACAGCTTCAGCATATTCTTTCCATTTATGATCAGATTTATATTGCCATCTTTTGTTCTTTTTGATTTCAACAACAAATTCTTTAAGTTTCTTTTTTATCATTTTATTCCTCTCTAATTTCTTTTTTACTATACCAAGATTGATCAATACCTGTTTCTTCAAATTCAAGAATTAAAGGAACATCTAACCAATTCCATTCCCTCCTTATTCTTTTTGTAGCTATTTCCATAGAAATGTTTTTTATTATTTCTTTTTCAGGAGGATAACAATCGAACAAACAACAATCATGAATTTGCCCAATTATTTTTGTTTTGAGATTTCTCTTTTTTAACTCTTCATTGATATTAGTAACACTCCAAAGTAAACAGTGAAAAGCAGGCCCTTGAATTGGATAATTTGCTAGATCGTTTCTTGACATATAACCAGAACATCTAAATCCAGTTACTAAATCAATATAGCCATGTTTCTTATAAAAAGCCCAATTTTCTTCCTGCCACTTCTTTACTCCTGAAAAGTCTGACCAAAACTTTTTTTCTACTCCGCGTAAATGAGCCAGAAACTGTCTGTCCTGACTAGGGGACATCATTGATCTACCAAGACCAGCAACTTTATCTTTTGTATTGATTATTCCAACACCCATTAGATGATCTAATAAGTAAACGCCTTCTTTAGTTTTTAAAGATAATTTATGTATGGTATCCCAAAGAGATTCCCCGCAATTACGATACCAACTACCATAGAACATAGCGAATACCCACATGTTCTTAGCATAAAATCTTATGTCTTTTGTTACTTGTTCTTTTTTCAATTTAAATAAATGCATAGCCCATTCAGTATGTGGATCTTCTAATCTTGATCTTAAAACTTTATCACCTGTCACTGCACAAATGATTCTCACTTCCAAAGCTCCATAATCAAAGTCAAGAATTAGATTTCCTGGGCTTGGATAAATACCTGAACGAGTATATTTTTTAGCATCCGCATCTCTAACTGGAATGTTCTGAAAGTTAGGCCCTTCACTTGAGCTTCTAAAGGTTTGAACATTATGCAAATTGAAAAATGGGTGCATTTTTCCATCATCATTTATTTCCCTCAAAAATTGAGATATGTAAGTCCCTTTAATTTTATCAAGCTTATTTATGTGAATAAGTTGATTTCCTATTGGAGAATTTAAAGCTCTAATTGCTTCAGCATCAACAGAAGGAAGTAGGCCGCTATCTGTAGTTTTTGGTGGTTTATGTTTAAGTATTTCATAAAACAGTTTTCTTAAATCAGCATCAGAGGTAAAGCTTATGTCTCTTCCAACTGCTTTTCTAAATTTTTCAGCTTCTTTGGAAGCAAGGAGTTTTTTAAAGCTGTTAACAATTTCTTCTTCCAGTTGTTTTCCTGTTTTTTCATAATAATTTCTATCAGTGGGGATTCCATTAATTTGCATATCAGAAAGAGCAAGCAATCCATCCAAAAAGAAATTCATAGATTCACGCATTTTTGGAGTCATCTCTTTAAGCTGTTCCATTAATAACCGAGACTCAAGGAATGAATCACAAGCTCCATAAGTAAGCAATTCATTAAGGTTAGCTTTCATTATTGTATTAAAGCCGTTTCCTTGTTTGTCTTTTAGGAATGGAGCAATGGCTTTATTGTATGCTTCCACCCCCCAACGAATAAAAGCTTGAAATTTTAATCCAGTAAAGCGTCTTCTATTATCAAGAATGTGAGCTCCATTCATTGTACAGTGAAACCAATTGTTGACAAGAATGTCTAAAATGACAATTGACCACACATCCTCAAATTTTACATTGTGAGCTATCTTAAAAGAAGGACCTTCCAAAACTTCTTTCCACTTTTCTTTTATTTGTTTAACTTGAAGGGTAGTAAAATGAGGATAATCAACAGGAAAAGAATATGCCATTTCATTATCAAAGCATAAACTTATTGAAGCGATTTTGTGTCCTTTATTAAAAGGTTTCAACCCAGTTGCTTCATAATCAAATACTAGGTATTCAGGAGGATTCTCAATTAAATCTTCCAATAAGTCACAAACCTCATCAAAATCTTTTAAAATCTTAACATGATCTTTGAGATTGAAAAAAGTTGGTGCTTCTCTTTTTAGACAATTAATAGCAAAAATCAAATCACGCTTATATTGAGACATGGTAAGATCATCTTTTTCATTTCTCATAGCATAACTTGGATGAAACATTGGTAGAATCCAAGCTTTTGTTTCTTTATCAGGAATGCACAAACCTCTCCAACGAGTAGGTGTTAAATCTGTACCTTCATCATCAGAATATTTATCCATATAAAAGGATTCTATAGCAGCAGCTCCGACTAACCAAATAAATTTAGGTTTCAGCTCTTCAATTAATTTCATGTAATTTGATTTACAGAGCTTTAATTCTACACGTTTTGGTTTTCTATTATTTGGAGGTCTGCAAATGATAGAATTAGTTTTCCAAAAATCTCTATCTAAGTCTAATCCATATTCTTTAAGAAGGTTTCTGAAGAACTGACCAGCTTTTCCTACAAGTTGTATTCCTGTTTCATCTTCTGTCTCACCTGGAGCTTCTGCAATGATAAGAATTTTCTTTCTTCCTTCTCCAGTGTGTTTCATTTTTGGTTTCAAACATGTTTTAAATAAGCCACAAGTGAAACAAGCTGTGTCTTGCGACATTTGCATAGACACAGCTTGGGTCTCATCATTTTCAAAGAAAGGTTTTGCTTTTGGTTTATTATTCATTATTCATCCTATAGTTGATCAATTGCCTCTATAACTTCTTTCGGAGTTATTTCTCTTGTACATTCAAAATTTTTCCCTCTAGGACACCACATTTTATTATTTTTAATAAAAGGTATTGTTGGATCATTATAACAGCCATTACACACCTTATCATTATGAATTCTAATTAATCCAGAATGAAATTCAGCAAAAGGTTTTGAAAAACCAGAAATCATAATAACAGGTATACCTAATGCCCAAGCTAGCCAAGATAAACCTGAACCTACTCCAATAAAGAACTCAGCATTTAAAAGAACTGAAATAGTATCTTTTAGACTTCTTCCATTATGTTTTTTTACATTCATTAAATTTGTTTCTTCAAAAGATATTGATCTGACTTCATACCCTTTGGAATTTATATAATCAACAACTTCTTGCCAACCGTTTGGATGATTCCAAAGTTTGCAATTGAGAGTACTAAACTCTGATAGACAAACATACTTTTTTTCTGACTTGAACCCTTCACTTTCTATATGAATCTTTGGTTTAATTTCTTTATATTCCAGTCCTAATACAGTAGCTGCTAATTCCTGTAAAGACATCAACCTCCAACTCTTTTTAGTTCTCCGTCTAGGATCGTCTTCAGCTATTCCTATATGATAACCTGCAATGACATTATGATACTCTTGTTTTTCTTTTAAGAAACAAATTTCTGGATATTCTTTTTCAAAGAGGTTAAAATATCTATCAGGTCCGCCAAGGTAAACAAAACAATTATGTTTTTTTCTAAACTCTTCAACATAAGGAATCCAAGCTATCAAATCACCTAAGGCTTTGGAACCTATTTCTATATAAACTTTTTTATCTCTTAAATCCATAACTTTGGAATAAATAACTTCATCATCTTTTATAATAACAACTTTCCAATTAATAAAATATTGGAAATTAGCTACTGAATAATAATTCAACCAATTTTTACTATCCACTTTGTGTTTTCCTTCATAAAGGATTTCTCCAGTGTCATTATCAATGAATAAGATCGAATAATTTCCTTTACCGATAGCGTCAAAAGAAACACGTGGTTTTAAAACAAAATGATGGCTTATCTTTTTATAAGGTAAAAATTTCTCTTCTATAGGAACAACATTTAATTGTTTTAATTCCTTTATTATGTTTTCAATGTCACAGATAATGTCTCCGGTTAAATAAGTAACTAATTCCTCTTTATCATAAACTCCATTATAAGTAGGAAGATTATACATAAGACAAGGAATCCCCCAAGAAAGAGCTTCTTTAGGAACTAAAGGATTCGCTTCCATTTTAGAAGTAAACAAAAGTAAGTCCATTGCTGAATAAAAAACATCAACGTCGGACTGTTCTCCCCATATTACACAATTTGATGGTAGATTATCAATCAGAGGTTTCCAATAGTCTACAAAATTAGGAGCAGTGTTCCCGATAAAATGAAATTTGATAGGATAATGTGTTAGTCCTTTTGCTATTTCTATAATTTCTTTTTGATTCTTCCAAGGAGTAAACAAACCTACATTTAAGATATGAAGAAAATCAGGATTAAGTCCTAACTTTTTCAAAGCTTCTTTTCTATTTGGTTTCTCTTTCTTCTCCAAGATGTATTCTTCTATCCTAGATGTTTGAACTAAATCAACAAGTTTTTTATAATAATTTTGAAAATATTCACTTATGAAAGCAAATCCATCAGGAAGCCATTTCTTTTCTTCAACTTTAAATTGGGAAGAATGAGAAGTCTCCTCAATAAAATAAGGTCTGTCACTTCTATATAACCAATTAATAGTTTCCTTTAATATCTTTTTCTCTCTGAGCCAGATCTCTGGAAAATCTTGATTACTAATTATGTCTGGTTTAATATCATCAATGATGCTGATCAATTTATCATGTTTTTCATCAAGAGTTCCATTCAAAGTGATTAGATGATCTTTGGATATTAAGTTTCTTATTTTGTTTTTCTGTACCACGTAAGTATCGGATATGTTGTTATACTCAATTACATAAATATCATATTCATTAATGTGTTTTTTAATACAGTATAAAACATATTGTGGCATTCCTCCTGTACTAAGATGTGGGCAAAGAAATAAAATCTTTTTCATATCTCCTTCTCCTCCTTCTCTTTATTCATCTTTGATTCTATTCTTTCAATTAATTTCAATTCTGAATCAAAGAGATTCTCTTTTTTTAAGATGCCTTGTTTAAATGCAAATTTGAATGATTTACTACTTATTCCATATTTATGAAATGCTTCTTTTACATAACCTGAATCCTTCATTATTGGATTTAAAAAGAATCCGATTGTAGTTGGATAGAATTCCGTATGAGGTAAATCTTTCATTTCAAGAGCAACTTTGAGAGCTTGATTTCTTCCTTCTTTCTTACAAGGATTATCCTTTGCAGAACAGATTGCAACACCTCTTACATACACATCCTCTTTTACTTTAACTAAACAGACAGTAATAACTGGATGTATTATATGTAACATACGTCCCTTTCTCTTATCATATTTAAATCTGTGTCCTTTAATGTAATAAAAAATAGGTTCCATGATTATTTCTCCTTTGTTGTTTTTTGGTTCAAGAGAAAGGAATCGAACCTTTATTCAGCGGTCCAAAGCCGCTTGTCCTACCAATTAGACGACTCTTGAGAATATTTTTTGGTCTCCGTGGGAAGATTTGAACTTCCGGCCCCCTGATCCCAGGTCAGGTGCTCTACCAAACTGAGCTACACAGAGGCACATTTATTTTTCCATAGTAGGTAATGCAATTATATGTTGATAATTATCCTGAGTGAAGTAACATTTATTTGGGTGTTCTTTTCCTTGAACAAGTGCCAATGTTGTTACAGACTCAAGAACTTGAGCCATGAATATTGGGTTAACAAAGAAAGAGAGCTTTTCTCCTTTATACTTACAATCAACTTCTTTTATCATCCACCCACGTTCTTTTTCACTTTTACACACAATCTTTCCTTTATTAATAGTAACTTCTACCATTTTAGCTATGTCAACTTCTCCATCAGCTAAAACAACTGCATTTTTCATAATGTCTTTTAGTTCCGAAGGGACTGTTATTTCATTCTTTTGTTTACCAAAAAATGTAATCATGCGATCAAAAGGATATTCACCTGTCATAGTTCGACAATTAAAAATAACACCGTCTTCGGTCTGAAAATGAACCCATCCTTCAGACAATCCATATCTTACTACTTCATATTTCACAAGTTCATAAGCATCACGAGCAGGTATAAGAATTGCATCCTTTACTTTACTATCCAATTCATACCTAGAAAGTCTCAAATTATCAGTAGAAAAAATTTGATTGTCTTTAACAGCTACACAGCATTTAACTCCAGATGTCATGTCTTTACTTGCACCAAACATACAAAGAAAAACTCCTTTAATAAAATCTTTTGGGAGAGTTCTAAAGAATTTTGGTTTGTTCACTGTAGCAAGAATCTTCTCTACCATTTTTTCAACTTTTTCATTCTCACCAACTATAGTAGAAAAACCTGCTTTAGTCTTTTCACTATTTATTTTTATGTGATCTCCATCAAGAAACAATTCAATTTTGTCTTCTTTAATTCCGTCTAGTACTTTGTAAAACTCTTCTCCGTTTACTGAACATTTGAAATTTGTTTCAAATGGATACAATACTGAAATAGCATCATTAAATGTTGCTATACACTTTCCCATAAACATAACATGTGCTGCTTGTTGGATTATTTCACGTTTAGCTAATCCTGGTTGTGTGCTTTTAAGTGCATCCAATAACTCAATTCTATTTATTTTCATAATCAATCCTTTCCAAAGTTCATTTTTTTAAGAAACTTTCTTATTTTTGCATTTTTATTTTTTAATGTTTGCGAAATCTTTGCACGGACTTCTGGAAGAGAAGAAGGATTAGGAAGTCCTAAAGCTTTTCCAGTTCCCTTCTCTTTTTTATAACTTCTTCAATTTCCATTACAATCTCCTTTCTTTTTATTCTATCACACTTACCTAATCTTTTCGCTAAGAGATTTAGTTTCAGGATTTCCAAAAAGTCTATCTCCATGTCTATTACTCATACCAAATCCATTAAGCAACCCAAGCCCTTCATAGTTAAGAACCATATTGTAAAGAGAGTTAATTAATGTGTCCTTATTGTTAAGCTCTGAAATGAACTTTTTATAATGAGTTAGCTTAGTAATCATTCTAGTGATCTGACCTAGTTCGCTGCCTTTTCTACCTTCTTTTACCTTTTCTTTTTTTACTGATTCAAGAAAAATACAACTGAGTTCTACGGAATAAGTTACATTCTTTTTTAAATATTCCATAGAAGAATAAAAACAGTGTCTTAAAGGAATACTAAATAATGTACCAATCATTTCACGCTCATCCAGTATGTCTTTTCTTTTCCTATTAATAATCAGTGAATACATTTACTTCCTCCTTATAAGAATTAGTTCATCTCCTTCTTCCAAGCGAAATTCCTCCGAATAAATAATATAATTTCTTTTGTCACTTTTAACAGCATAGGAATATAAAGTAGAAAATTTTCCTTTTTCATCTTCATATGGAAAATGAATTGAAGAAACTACCTTAAATTTATTATATTCCACATAATTATAATTATATAAAATGGTACATAGAAGTAAAACAATAAGAGACAAAAGACCTATAAATAAATTTTTATTCTTTTCCATGTTTACCCCTTTCTTAACTTATTAAAAAGCTCTATTTCAGCATCCTCACCAAATATAGTATTACCTAACAGTGTATATTTAATCCATTTATTAAAATGCAGAACAAATCTTCCCCTCTGTCCTTTTGCAGAAGCATCCGCTATGCATTCAGGTGGGTATTCTCCTAACTTAGTCAGAGCTATAGCTTTTGGTTTTTCTACTGTTCCCCCTGCTAATAAATAAATCCAAATCCCCACCATCTGTTTTATTAAATCTTCTTTAGTTGGGTTTGGAATGTAAGATTTAAGATATACATTATAGAAAGGTTTATCTTTATGACGAATTATAATTTGTGTTTCTCTCTTTTTATTCTTTTCATCAAGGTAAGTCATTGTCATATTCAATCCAAAAGACACTTCTTCTCCTCTATCAGCAGCAGCTTTTATTTCTGTCTTACGTCTCCCGGATTTAAAACTGATGTCCCCAGTAAAACGTAAATCAAGAATCCATTTATGTTTAGCTTTTAATATCTCTGCTATCTTCAAGGATTTCTCTTTGGTCATTTCAAAATCTTGATTAGTTTTTCCTTTTTTTGTTTCCATTAAATTTGGTTTCATACCTATTCTCTCCCCTTTTATCTGCAATATTGTATTGCATGTTTTTGGATAAAAGAAACTTGTTAATCTGTGGTACTCATGTTTCTTTTCTATTTTTTTCATCAAGTCTTTTTCTTTATTCAAAGAGTAAAGATGAGGAAAACTTCCTGCTAAATATAATATCATTTTATGTATTCCTTTTCTTATTATTATTATATTTCTACTCCGCCTGCATTCTCTCCGTCTTCAGACACAGTAACAGACACACCTTTTTTAATCCTATACTGAATACAAATAGCATTAAGGATTTCTTCAGCGATCATTTCACAGGACATTTCTTTTAAATTACAACCTAGTTTTCTGAATTTATTAATAAGGTGATCTTCTATAAAATGTTGGACTGTAAAAAATTCCAAAGCCCTATTACTATGAGAGACAGATATTTTTGCTTCAACATAGAAAATGTGTCTATGTAGATTCTTTAAAAATCCTACTTCAATAGGTGCATCTTTCCAATAATGGAAACCTTCAAAACTTGTTTTTACTATTATAAATTTTTTCACCTTTCCCTCCTACGGTTATTTTTCGG